TCTATCGGTAACATACTTGCTAGAAACGGGTTTAGGAGCTATTTCTTTCCAGAAGACAGTTGAATTAGAGAGTCCTAATGTCTGTCCATCATACCAATCAGTTACAGTGCCTGCAGCACCCGCAAATACTCCCAATCCCTTACCAGTGTTAATTCCTGAGTTGTTTACGGGAATAATTGTGGATCCAGTCTGGAAAGATTTTAGTGGATCTGACTGAACATAATCAATAGCAGTTTCAGTTCCTGCACCAGATACTCTTGATACAACCTTAACAACAATACTACTTGCACTGTTAGTTGAGTCAGTTGTTACTCCGGTTATAATTCCTTTTAAGAATCCATCAACAACTTTAGTTGTGCCTACACCTGCCTCAGTTCCTGATAGTGCCATAGTAACACCAAAACCAACCGTGAAGTTGGATAATCCAGGATCATTAGTTGTAATACCAATGACTTGATCGCCGAAGTCATCAATAGTAGCAACCTTTAAGTCGTTGAGATAAGTTCCAGGATTCTTTGCAGAATAGTAGAAATCTGTTGCAGAACTATAACTTGCGTTATAGTCATCAAAGTTTTTAATTTTAAGAGATGTGGAAGCAATTCCTACGCCAGCATTGGCGTTGTTAAGGTTTGCACCGTCAACTCTGACGACTTTTAATCTTCCGCCATAAGAGAGGAAAGATGAAGCAGTCATCCAGTATTCATAGTGTCTATCTGTTGAGATAGGTTGTCCGAATACTTCGATCAGCTCTGCTTCTGTAGTAATATCAATCGCTTCAGAAACAGGGCCCAAACTAAAGGGGCCGGCAATTGCGCCATTGTTCTGAAGAACATTATCAGCTCTTCCTACAGTTACATCAACCTCCCTTACAAGTATCCCAGGAGATAATTGAGGAGTCGCCATGTTTTTCTCCGTTGTCTCAGTTTATCTAAGAATATTTAGAATTTAGACTATTTTCAGCGGGGAAACGTGACGTGAACTACCAATCTGGATAATCCCAATCTACGAATGGTGTGCATTTCTTTCTGTTGTCAATTATTCTTTTAATCGTACATTCTTTACATTCATAAGAATATGATGATGCAACTGCTCCTCTATCTTTTCTTGTTCTATAAAATCCTTCTATTAAATTTTTAGTCTCACCACACACTCTACACTTCCTATCATTTAGAAGCAGATGCCCTAATTTTATCTGCTTATCTAAATCCACTAGAACCATCTCCAAGGAAGTATCGAATAACCTAACATGTTTAACACTGGTTCAAATGCTAATGCTAAAAGTGTGAACAACAATACTTCGATAAAAGTTTGTTTCCATAATGGTTGCTTTGACTTCCATTCTTTAAATTTATTTGTTTTACTTACCAAACCTTGTAAACCAGATTTTTTACTAATAACTTCTGCCCACCAATTTGGATCAACAATATCACTTAATAAGTTTAAAAATTTAATCATCAGTACTTCCACATATAATCCATGCCACCAGCAGTTTCTCCATATTCAGATGTATTAAACCATCTTTCGCCTTCGTCATCGGTGAAACTTTCTTCACCGAGTCCGTCATCCATGAATCCAAAGGGTGCCATGTCTTGTTCGATTTGATTTTTCTGCTCTTCGTAAAGTCTTTTTCTAATATCTTGATCGGTAAGTTCTTTAAAATAGTCTTGAGCTACTAACCATGCATAGATGACAAGACACATTGCTAAGTCATCATGACAACCATCTTCTGCTTCAAATGAATTGTTCTTTGAAATAAATGTGGTGAGTTCTGATATAATATCCAAGTCATTGAAAAGAAGTTTATTCTCTTCAATCATTGTCTTGAGATTGAGTGCCCCAACCTTCTTAACAGTTTTGGACATCTTAACTCCCAATTGAGTTTTCTTACCGGAGAAACCTTGTCCAACTACTTGTCCTGCTCTACCTCTCATAGAGCACATTAAAACATTCTGATATTCAAGATCATAGTGAAGAAGTGATGCAACTTGATCACCTACATCATTTACTTCACAAAGAATATATGCACTATTATAATTTTTTGCTACTTCATATATGATGTTAGGAAATAACATCGGTTTGATATCATTATTTTTATACTTTGCAACTATTTTATGTGGGAAAGACGTAATATCAGCACAAATAAATGCAGAATAATCTTCACCCACACCTCTTGCTACATCAACTGTAATTAAATAATCATGATTTTTTTGTGGTTCTTCATATACATCCAATCCTGCGTTTGATTTTAAAGGATTATCATATACTAAAGATTTTAATTTACTTGCAGCGATGAGTGTGTCAATAGATCCTAAGAACTCACACTCAAACTCAATCTTAAATTGTTGCTCTGAAGTATTTGCAATGGTTTGTTCTTTCCATGCATCATCTCTTCCTGGAACTTCACTCCAATGAACATCAGTTGGAATATATTCATTCTTTCCTTTTTCAGCATCACTCCACATACGGTAGAAGTGATTCATACCATGTGGGGTAGATACGATAATTACTTTGGTGTTTTTACCAGAAGTAATAGTAGGATAAACAGAGGCAAAGAACGAGTCAGCAATGTGATTTGGGACAAACGCGAACTCGTCGAGAAAGAGGATGTTAAATGACATACCTCGGACAGCACTTGCAGACGTAGAAGCTGCCAATATCTTACTGCCATTTTCTAATTCCAAAGAACCTTTGTTCCATACCATTATACCCTGCTGCATCCATTTAGGTAGATTCTCGTATGCAGTTTGTAATCTGCCTAAAAGTTCCCTAGCTGTTGCTGCTTTGTTAGCAAGTATGCCAATGTTAACGCTGTCATTGAAAATCGCATAGTGAAGAAGATAAGAGACAACTGTAGTGCTTTTGCCAGTCTGTCGCGGCATTTTACAGATGTTAAATCTATTTTCATGAAAGTTGTTAATTAACTTTTCTTGAAAGCGATATGGTTTGAATGATACAAGTCCTTCATCCAAACTAACAATTTTTACATACTTGTTAGCAAAATAAACCGGATCGCGTTGACATTGAACAAATTCAATAATTTGCTCTTCGGTAAACTCAATTGGCGTATTCGCTTTTTTTAGATTAGGATTACCAAGATAAACATTATCAGACATAAATTAATCAGCAATTCCAAGCCCTGAGTGATTTGTTTATTCTGCTATCTGGATCGTTGGCAGTTTTGGCAGAAGTAAGTTTCTTCTTCATACCTTTCATTCTTGCACAGAATGATGCTCTTCTTTTATTACCAACTTTTTTAGAAGGTGCTTTCAGATCAGAACCTGGGTTTTCTCTTTCATAAGACTTACGTCCTTTTTCATTAAGTCCACCTTCTTTGTTCTTACCTGCCTTTCTTGTCCAGGCAGCAGTCTTTTCTAGAATTGCTTCCTCCTTTGCCATTTCATCTTTTTTCATTTGATCAGCATTTTTTCTCAATGCCAGATTTCTTTTCTTGATAATTTGCATATCTATTTGTCCCTTCTTTTTTTGAAGGGCAATCTCTTGAGGAGAAAGAGATGCTTCCATCTCATGAATTGTCTCTTCTCTAGGAACACAGTTAGGAACCATTTTGTTTCCTTTCTTCTTCATTCCTTCCATTTTATGAGAATCCCAGCAAGGATCATTCTTATACTTTTTTTCGGTTAATGTCCCCTCGGTTTCCTCAGTGAATTCTCCTGGTGCTGCTGAGTCAACTGAAGAAGTTTCATTAATTGCTGCGACTTCTTCTTCTCGTTCTCTATGTTCTGTGACTTTGATGATTGGTTGTCCTGGTTCATAGTCTGAGACTCTGAAAAACGTTAATTTTGCGCCAGGGTATACTTTTTCGATCTGATCCATAACATCAGATCTGCTGGGGATGCCAACCTTAGGGAAGAACATCTTAAGCATATAAGATCTGCCTCTGAAGACAAGATTTACATCAATAATATTACCAGTAGTAGCGGGGAGTCTCGTAGCTTCCTCAACCTGCTCTTTTCTGGTTGCTTTCTTTTTGACACAGTTTGGATATCTCTTTCCAAACATAGTCTTCATACCTTTCTTTTCATAACCAGGCCAGCATTTCTCATCGAGTGATGTCTCTTCTGTAGCGAGATCACCAAATCTTTCGCGATGCTTTCTTAATGGCATTGATTTATCGCGAAACTCTCTGGGAGATTCATAACCTGTTGGTTTTGATCCATCTTTGGTAGAGGATTTTCTTCCAAGAGATTTACGTTCTGATGATTGTGACAGTTTAGTCTTATCACCATATTGTGTTCTAAATTTTTCAGTAAGTTCATCCCAGGAAAGTCCTTCAGACTTATTACCCCAGTTTGCTGCACCTACTTTACGACATTTGACAAGTGCTCCTGACGCATATGCACTTGGCCAAACGCTGTAGCGAGATTTAACTTTATGGTAACAGGCATCTTTTGTACCGCTACCTTTTCCTTTTTTGTCCTTTTCTTGGATGAGTTCAAGATTGTCGTTGTTCATCTCTTCCCTAGGACTATCAGTTTTAACATATGTTGGTTTTGCAGCTCCTGATTTTTGTTGTTGGCCAGGATCTGCTTTTTTCTTTCTTCTAGCAGCAGAAAGTCTTTCTGCCTTAGTCATGCTTGCTCTCTTTGCAGAAGAAACACATTTTGGAGTTCCTTCACCTGGTTTATCACTAGCGCACGTTCCGCCAGTAACAACATTCACCCATCCACCTTTACCATCTTTAGATTTAGAACCTTTAAACCATTTATGGAGAGTTCCACCTTCATGGACTACTTGTTCTCCCATGCCACCACCATTACCACCGCCGTTACCGCCGTTAGTACCATTACCGTTTCCATTACTAATGGCATTGCCATTTCCATTACCATTACCGTTTTTCTTTGCTTCACTTTCTTCGGTATCTTTTTCAAGCATACCTCTTCCACCCACATGGTATCCCATGGGAATCTTCTTACATTTTTTATCGGTGAAACAGTAATACTGCCCTGCAGGACATTTTTTCATAAGAAACAAGAAGTCTCCTTTATATTTATCTCTTTAACTCGTCAACCTCAGATTTTAATTCTTTGACTGCTTCAATTAAGATACCAATAAGTCCATTATAGTTGACTGACTTATGATCTCCATTTGAAACTAACTCTGGAGCAACTTCTTCTACATTCTGTGCAGTTACACCAAGAGAAGGTTTGAGAGACTTTTTCCATTTCCAACTTACACCTTCAAGTTGACTAATCATTTCAAGTGCATTATCAATTACTGATACATCTTGTTTCAAAGTTACATCCGAAGTTGCATTAAAGTCGTTTGCTGTGATGTCTCCGGATGTAGTTATATTGGTATCATTAGAATTGGATCCACCAACAATTGCAGTTCCAGTAACTTTTGGTAGTGTGACAGTTACGTTGCCACTATAGTTAGAATGTGCTTGAGACTGCAATCTAGTATAGTGAGCGTTGCTAGATTCGCAGTAGAAATCAAGTCTTCCTGGAGTGCCATCATCACTTTGAATTAGAATATTATTAGTTGCTGTTGCGACACCAGCAACAGTAATTCCACTCAGGAAGTTTGCTACAGTATTAGTAGAGATGTTATCAGTAGAAGCAACACCAGTCAGTCCGGATCCATCGCCTGAAAAAGATGCCGCAGTTATAACGCCTACATTAATATTAGGAGTTCCAGTTAGTCCCTGAGCAAGAGCAGCAGTTCCAGAACTTGTGATGTAACCGGCACCATTTGTAATAGCATTGTTGTTTAGAGATATATTAGCGGAACCATCAAATGATACTCCTGCGATAGTTCTGGCAGATGCTAAAGTTGTCGCTGTGGCAGCGTTGCCAGTACAAGATCCAGAAGAACCTGATGTATTTCCAGTTACGTTACCGGTTACATCTCCAGTAAATGAAGTTGCTTCAAACGGTTTATTAGATACAAACTTTGTACCGGAATGGGAGTATAAGATAGTTGCACTAGCACCATCAACACTAATACCTGCACCGTCTGCAGCACTTGAGTCAGCAGCACCAGATGCAATTACAATTGTCTTATCATCAACCGTTAGTGTTGTTGAATTAATAGTAGTCGTTGTTCCATCAACGGTTAAATTACCAGAAACTGTTAATGCTTGACAGGTTGTTATCCCTGCAATATTGACGTTGCTTAAAAAATTTGCTGATGTTGCTGTCTGAATATTATCTGTTGATGCAACTCCTGTTAAACCTGATCCGTTGCCAGAAAAAGAAGATGCAGTAACAACACCCGAAAGATTTAAGTGAGTAGCAGAAATTGACTGGGCATTTACGATACCACTGTTTGTTAAATCAATATTATCAGATGCTTCTAACTCTTTGATTTGATTGGATGACGAATCTACAATCAGTGGAAATCTATTTGCCATTTTTTGTAGTACTATATGTCTTATTTATTAAAATGCTACTGATACATCAGTGGAAGATGATCTACCAAATACCGTTACAATTCCAGCAGCAACTGTCACATTTACACTACCAGAACGAGCTGTAACTGATAAATTTGCACTACTTACACTGATATTAGTAAGAGATGATCCATCCCCAGAAAATGACGCTGCAGTTACAACTCCAGTTACCGATAGATTACTAGAAATGCCTATACTACCACCAACACTCATGTCAGTGCTAATAGCGACATTAACTGCATTAATATTGATATTGTTCGGTGATTCAATCGTTGGAGTACCAGAAGCACCGATTAAATTTACTTGCTTTACTCCAAAATTCTTATCTGCCATTTTTAATCTTTATGTTTAAGATTGAGCTAAAGAAATGCCTGTTATATTTACCCCACTAATACTTGGAACAGTATTATTAGAAAAAGGATTATAAAGAACTCTCGGTGTAGCTCCCTTTAATCCATAAGAATCACTCCAATAATTTACAGAAGTTCCTGCACCAACTGGATCAGTATCTCCATATCTATCATATAATAATTCATCTACAAGAACAGATCCATGATTAAATAACCAATCACGAGCATCCGCTCTTGTTGCTGATGGATTTGATTCTAAATAACAAGCAATAACACCACAAGTATTAGGTGCTGCCATACTTGTTCCATTTAAATAACCATTATTAAAATCACTATTTCTAGGATCAGAGTGTCCAGTATTATAGGGACTTAAGATTGTGGATCCAGCAGCCCATACATCAATTGCTGGGCCAGTATTTGAAAAATTAGATTTTCTTTCAGAGGATATTCCTGTAGTATAAACAAAAGAATCTAAAGAGCCGACAATTATGGGTGCATCAGATTGTCCTTGATGAGAAAGTGCTGGAGTACCTGATCGATTAAAATATTCATCAACAGATCCAAATGATTCAGAAAATTGATTTCCATAAAAAAGATATCCCGATGTAAATTCATTATCATAATCATCTCCGCCTGGTAAGTCTTGTTTTCCATTACTGTTTCCAGAATTACCAGCAGAAAATACTACGATTATATCATCACAATCCGAATCATCAAATAACTCATCAGTCGTTGACTGTGCTGTTGCATGTTTAGATGTAAAATCAAACCACTGAACAGGATTACCGTTGTCATAAGTTAGATATTGAAGTAGATCCATATAATAAACTGCTGGAAGAAAACTATTACTGGATAAAATGTCAGTTCCAGGATGTGATGTTCCTCTGAAAGTTGCATTATATGCATAAGTTGTAGGATTATTTCCTATAACGAATTGACGATATCCCCAACTTCCATTAACAATAGTTGGATTTTTTCTTCCCGTTACTGGATTTACAGGTTTATTCTTATGCCATACTCTTATATAATCAAATCCATCAGCAGCGTTAGAGAAACCTACATCAGTACGATCAATGCACGCTATACTCCATATATTTGATTGAAATGCTGCTCCGAATTGATTACCTGCTGCTGTTCCAGCAACATGACTACCATGCCACGATCCATTAAATGATGAAGATCCAAGAACATTATCAATTGTATAGTTTGTTAAAGTTCCAGAACCAGGAGCAACTAATCCATGCGATGCCCAATTAATTCCATAATTATCTTGTCCATGAATCAATATATCTCTTACTCTGCTGACTGACTCAGTAGATACTCCAACAGGAACTGATGTGTATTGTGATAATAAAAAGTCCGGGTGATCCCAACGAACACCAGTATCCATTATAACAACATCTACATTCTTACCTGATAAAGAGTATGAAATGTCCTCACTAACCGATGAAGTATTGACTCCGACAAAATTATTTGAAGATTTAGAGTGGCGTGACAATCCCCACTGAGTGAAGTTTAATGTTCCTCCAGGATCTGAATTAGTTCTCAGATTTGTTATATTTTGTTTAAATCTATTTGTATCGATAAGTCTATCAAACTCTTCATCATATTTTCTCTGCTCAAGAACAATTGGATTATGCATTGAAGATAAAACAACCCAATCTACCTTTTCATTCTGCCTTAGAATTTCAGCTTCCTCCTGAGACATCTCATATACAGATCTCTTTGAAGAGCAATTCATAGGAGAAATGCAAGTTATTCTCCTGTTTGGAATACCATCAATTTCATTCTCATTAATTATAAAACCATGTATATCTAACCAATCCTCTGGATTCTTTATACAAACAGTATAAGCCTGAGGTTCACCAGAGGAAACCTCATTAACAACAATAACTCTTCCTAATTCATTTACTTCCGTTCTCATATTAACTCATTATTTCTCTTACAAAATTATATGTTGTAACTCCAGATATTCCTGTTTCTGGTGTTGCATTGAGATAATAATTTCCTCCAGTATATGAAGATCCAATCGATACTAATAAATCTGAACTATACATGATCGCATATTCTTGTGAATATGGAGTAGTTCCAGATCTCGATACTAATACTTTCTGAGCCTGAATACCAACACTGTTTTCTATATGTAGAGTATATTCAATTGTCTTAAAGTCTGTTGTTGTAATAGTGTCTATACTTGTTAAAATGCCAGCAGTTGCTGTCCAGGAACCTACAAGTGCTTTTCTATTCGCAGTTGATGTATTTGATAGGGAAAGTTCAGTGGTAGTTACCGTTCCAAAAGATGTTGCGGTTAAAACTCCAGATACAGAAACATCCCCAACCACCTCTACTTTGGAGGTTGGGGATAGAGTTCCTATACCAATTTTTTGGGAAGGGGTAGCAGTTGCTACCCCTATGTTTTTTGTAGAATCATCAACTGTAATTAATGATCCTAATTGAGATAGTTCCCTACCGCGTGCCATGAATAAGGTTTTTCACTATTTAGTAGGGAACATAACCCTCAACTACGCTTTTTTCTTGAATTTGCTTTTTTAGCAAGTTCAGTGCGAAGTTCGGAAATCTGGTTACCTTGTTCCTTAACTGCTTCAATCAGGATACCAATAAGTCCGTTATAGTTAACCGACTTATGAGTTTCACTGCTATTAACCAGTTCAGGAGCAACAGTTTCAACATTCTGAGCAGATACACCCAGAGATGCCTTACCATTGTTCTTCCAATTCCAGCTAATACCCTCAAGGTTATTAATCATATCGAGCGCATTGTCGATAATCGAAACATTATCCTTAAGCGTGATATCAGATGTAGAGTTGAAGTTGGCAGCAGATATATCACCGGATGTGGTGATATTTGTATCGTTGGAGTTAGATCCACCAACAATTGCAGTACCAGTAACTTTTGGTAAAGTAAGAGTTACGTTACCACTATAGTTGCTGTGTGCTTGAGACTGGATTCTGGTATAGTGTGCATTACTGGACTCGCAATAGAAGTCCATTCTGCCAGGAGTACCATCATCACTTTCAAGAACGATTTGGTTGGTGGCAGTTGCAATACCAGCAACAGTAATTCCACTCAGGAAGTTTGCTACAGTGTTGGTAGAGATGTTGTCAGTAGAAGCAACACCAGTCAGTCCAGAACCATCTCCAGAGAATGAAGTAGCAGTGATAACACCAACGTTAAGGTTTGGTGTACCGCTGAGTCCAGCAGCAGTTCCTGTCGTATTCTGGTTACCTGCCTCGTTTACACCAGGAAGGTTGATATTAGCAGTACCATTGAAGGAAACTCCACCAATTGTTCTTGCTGATTCCAGAGCAGTTGCAGTTGCAGCATTTCCGGAAGTATCCTGATTACCAGATTGGTTTACACCAGGCAGGTTGATTCCAGCAGTACCATCGAAGGAGACACCACCAATTGTTCTAGCGTTTGCAAGAGCAGTTGCTGTTGCAGCATTACCAGTACAAGATCCAGAAGAACCAGATACGTTACCAGTTACGTTACCAACAATACCGCCAGATGCGGTTGTAACACCAGCAATCTTAACTCCACTAAGGAATTCTGCTTCAGTTGCAGTTTGGATGTTGTCAGTAGAAGCAACACCAGTCAGTCCAGAACCGTCTCCAATGAATGAAGTCGCTTCGATAGACTTGTTAGCAACAAACTTAGTTCCAGTGTGAGAATAGTTGAAGGTAGCATTAGCACCATCGATAGTAATACCAGCACCATCAGCGTTAGCGGAGGAACCAGATCCCTTAGCGAGAGTGAGATTAAGATCTTCAACATCAAGTGTTGCAGTATTAAGAACTGTCTGTGTTCCGTTAACTGTTAAGTTACCGGACAGAGTAAGATCTGCAGCAGCAATGTTACCAGAAAGATTCAGAGACTGTTGATTAACGAATGCTGATCCGTTGTAAACGAGGATGTCGTTACTTGATGCACTTGACAGAGTGACATCAGACAGATCATTAGCACTAGAAACAGTACCTGATCCAGCACCGGCAGTTGCATAAGAATGGAATTCAACAATATCTCCCTCGAAGAGAGCTTCACTAATTACAACTGAAGTTCCATTAGTTGCAGTCAGTTCAGAACTAGACAGTTTAACACCATTGACGAATACGTCGAGGTAGTTAACGTTATAGTCAAACGAGAATGTAGTTTGTCCAGCAGTTGCTGTACTTGTCTGAGTAGTTCTGGTTTGAGGAAGTGTATCAATAATATTCTTCCAAGTTACACCAGCACCAACAGATGCGAGCACCTGATTCATCTGTCCAGTGGTATCTCCGATAGAGACATAACCATCAACTTCCAGATTTGTGACTGTAGAAAGTCCTGTGGAGTTGACGTTACCCTGAACATTACCTACGAAACCACCTGTAGAGGTAGTAACACCAGAGTTTGCAACGTGTGCAGATGTGACTGCATTAACAGTTACATTAGGTGTACCAGTTAATCCCTGTGCGAGAGCAGCAGTTCCAGAAGTGTCCTGGTTACCAGATTGGTTTACGCCAGGAAGATCAATATTAGCAGTACCATCGAAGGAGACACCACCAATTGTTCTAGCGTTTGCAAGAGCAGTTGCTGTTGCAGCGTTTCCTGAGGTATCTTGGTTACCAGCGATGTTTACACCAGGAAGACTTATGTTAGCAGAACCATCGAAGGAAACTCCACCGATGTTACGTGCAGTCTCAAGTGCAGTTGCTGTCGCAGCGTTACCAGAGGTATCTTGGTTACCAGTTTGGTTTACACCAGGTAAGTTGATATTGGCAGTACCATCGAAGGAAACTCCACCGATAGTTCTAGCATTCTGAAGAGCAGTTGCAGTAGAAGAATTACCAGTAACGTCACCAGTCAGATCGCCAACGAAACCGCCTGTAGAAGTAGTAACTCCAGACAGAGCAGCGTGAGAACCAACCAGAGCTCCAGATACAGTCAGTGATCCAAGAGTTCCAACGGATGTCAGTGAAGAAGTAACAACTGCAGAACCAAGTGATGTAGCACCCAGAACTTCCGTGTTGTTAATCTTGTATACCTTACCAGAGGCAAGATTCATGTTCTCAGAAGAACCGAAGTTATCTCCAGTTGCTTCAAATTGGAATGTCTTGTCTCCGTCACCAGAATCAACCGTAATACCACCACCATCAGCGGCAGCATCATTCGCAGCGCCGGTGGCGATTTGAATGTTTTTATCTGCAATAGTGACAGTTGTGCTATCAATTGTAGTGGTTGTACCTTCGACTTGAAGATCACCTAAGATGTGAACTGTACCAGTTGCGTTGCCAATCGCAGCAGGATCAATTGTAATTGATGAAGGGCCTGTAATTGTTGCGGTATTAACGTGGATAGCAGATCCTTCAGCGCCAGTCTTGAAGGACGTAGCAGTTACAACACCAGATGCAACTAATGATGTCAGAGAAACATCAGGATTCAGTGAAAGTTCAACTCCATTGCTTGCAGCAGCAGAGGTAAGGTTGGTTCCACCTGTAATTGCTAAACTTTCCGAAAGAAGATCAATATCTTCAGAACCACTATCGCCAGTTACTGTCAAGGCAGATCCAACAGCAGCTGTTGTAGCAGAAGTGATGCGTCCCTTAGCATCAACTGTGATTACAGGAACAGCAGATCCAGAACCATAAGTTGCAGCGGAAACACCACTAGCAGCAAGAGTTATAGGCAGAGCAACGTTTCCTGTACCATCGAAGGTTTGTCCAGAATCGGTTGTAGCATCTCCAGAAACTGTGAAAGTTCTAGCATTTGCTAAAGCGGTTGCTGTTGCGGCATTACCAGAAGTATCTTGGTTACCAGCTTGGTTTACACCAGGAAGGTTGATATTAGCAGAACCATTGAAGGAAACTCCACCAATTGTTCTAGCAGTTTCAAGAATAGAAGCAGAGGATGCGTTACCTGTTACATCACCTACAAATCCACTGGAAGCAGTTACAATACCAGAAGCAACAACACTCGTTAGAGAGATATTGTCATCTAAGTTAACAGTAACAGCGTTACTTGCAGCGTTTGAAGTGAGGTTAGTACCACCAGAGATTGTTAAGGTTTCGGAGAGAAGATTGATATCTTCAGAACCAGTATCTCCAGCAACTGTCAATCCACTACCAACAGCAGTGGTTGTTGCGGAAGTAATACGTCCCTTAGCATCAACTGTGATTACGGGAACTGCAGAAGCGGAACCATAAGTTGCAGCAGAAACACCGCTATTAGCCAGTGTTATTGGAAGAGCAACATTACCTGAACCATCAAATGATTGTGCAGAATCGGTTGTCGCATCACCAGAAACAGTGAAGTTTCTTGCATTCGCTAAAGCGGTTGCTGTAGAAGAATTTCCTGTAACGTCACCAGTCAGATCGCCAACGAAACCACCTGTAGAGGTAGTAACTCCAGAGAGAGCAGCATGAGATCCAACCAGAGCTCCAACTGTTGTGACACCAGTAATTCTGACAGTGTTTAAGAAATTAGCAGGAGTTGCAGTCTGAATATTATCAGTAGAAGCAACACCAGTCAGTCCAGAACCATCTCCAGAGAATGAAGTAGCAGTGATAACACCAGCAACATTAATATTACCAGTTCCGGTAATATCCTTAACAGTAATGCTAGGAGTTCCTGTCAGTCCTTCAGCATTAGTCGCTGTAGTCGCTGTACCGGTAACATCACCGGTAATATTCATCGTACCTTGCGTTGCAACAAAGTTGCTAGCAGTTACAACACCGGTAAGATTTACATGAGAACCTGTAATAGCTCCAGCAACAGCAAGGGAACCACCAGTTACAGCTCCAGTAACATCAAGAGAACCAAGAGTTCCAACAGATGTCAGTGAAGAATTAACAACGTTTGATCCGAGAGTTGTTGCACTCAGAACTTCTGTATTGTTAATCTTATAAACTTTGCCAGAGGCAAGGTTCATGTTTTCAGACGATCCAAAATTATCGCCTGTGGCTTGGAATTGGAATGTCTTATCACCATCACCAGAGTCAACGGTGATACCACCACCATCTGCTGCAGCATCATTAGCTGCACCAGTTGCAATCTGGATATTCTTATCAGCAATATTAACAGTTGTGCTGTCAATAGTTGTTGTGGTTCCTTCTACTTGAAGATCACCTAAGATGTGAACTGTACCAGTTGCATTACCGATAGCGGCAGGATCAATCGTAATTGATGAAGGGCCAGTAATCGTTGCAGAGTTGACTTGAATCGCTGATCCAGCATCTCCAGTGTGGAATGAAGTTGCTGTTACAACACCAGTTGCACTTACACTTGTAAGAGCAATCTCAGGATTAAGTGCCAGTTCAACACCATTACTTGCAGCAGTAGATGTAACGTTAGTTCCACCTGTAATTGCCAAACTTTCGGTAAGAAGATTAATATCTTCGGAACCACTATCACCAGTTACGGTTAATCCACTTCCTACAGCGGCTGTAGTTGCAGATGTAATACGTCCCTTAGCATCAACAGTAAGGATTGGAACTGCAGATGAAGAACCATAAGTTGCAGCGGAAACACCACTAGCAGCAAGAGTTATTGGGAGGGCGACATTTCCTGTTCCGTCAAATGATTGAGCAGAATCAGTTGTAGCATCTCCACTTACAGTGAAATTACGTCCTGTTGCTAATGCAGTTGCAGTAGCAGCATTTCCAGAAGTGTCCTGATTACCTGTTGCGTTAACACCAGGCAGGTTAATGTTGCCAGTACCATCGAAGGAGACTCCGCCGATTGTACGTGCGTTTGCAAGAGCAGTTGCTGATGATGCATTGCCGGTTACGTCACCGACAAAACCACCAGTAGCGGTAACAACACCAGTGTTGTTGATATGTGAGGAGTTGACTGTATTTACAGTCAAATTGGGATTACCTGTTAGTCCTTCTGCGCTAGTCGCTGTTCCTGTTAAATCGCCAACAAATCCTCCTGTGGAGGTTGTTATTCCAGAAACAATAGCATTACCCAATACGTCTAACTTTTGTCTTGGTGTAATGGAACCAATACCTACGTTAGCCGAAACGGCAGTTGTAATGCCAATATAGTTTGCAGAAGCATCTAACTCTAGATAACTCGCAAATTGCGAAAGTTCTCTATTAAATGCCATTTTTTGCGTTTTTTCGTGTAGAACGTTCTACAATCCATCTTCGTAATTCTACTAGGATTGTATATTAATATTTAGAAATACTACACTGCCGCCGTCGATAAATTGCCAGAATTATCTACAATCAATCTATACTTAGTTCCATTTGGTGATGTTAAAACTAAACCAGTTGATTGATCAGATCCAACATTAACATCTTGATTAAAAGTGGAGATACCAACCACATTTAAATTTGTGCTGATACCAACTCCACCATTAACATTTATTTTTGGAGAAACACCATTTCCTGCAAAAAATTTAAGTCTTCCAGACTCAAGAGTTATTTTAGTACTTGTGCCACCATCCGTGTATCTTCTTATAACATCTGTATTAACTCCATCTTTAGCAGATGAAATACCTACGTTAATATCATTTGTAGTATTGCCACCTCTAGTGGTTACTGAGTCTAAAGTATCATTTTCTGGAACACTACTTACTGATCCAGATGCTGAATATGAAATAACATCAATAGATTCTCCGCCGAACAATGCTTCGTTAAGGACAATTGAGGTTCCATTTGAAGCAACATATTCTGAAGAGTGAAGTCTTACACCATTTACAAATACATCAATCAATCCAGCAGTGTATGCTTGAGAAATTGTTGTTTGCCCGGCAGTAGCAGTGTAAGTATTATCACTTCTTAATGAAGAAGCAGATGCCCATGTGAGTCCAATACCTGTTGACTGAAGATATTGTCCACTGTTCCCTGTTGATCCTCCAATGGAGATCGCTTGTAAAGAAGAAATACCAACAACTGATAGCGAAACCTTTGATTCGCTATAAGATGATATCCCTACTTTTATTTGTGGTAGTGTTCCGCTGAGAAGTTTTGCCATTATCTATACCATCACTTCAGTGTTTCTAAGATACTGCCAGTGAACTTAAGATCAGTAGCACTGCCACCTGAAATGACGAGAATATCTCCACTTTCTAATCCAAGTCTTCCATCCAAGAAACTTACAGTGTCTTTAGGAGGAACCGGAAAATCTTTTACAATCTCAGTATCAGTTCCAGATCTACGATGTGTAAAAGTAACTGAGTGAGTTGTATCGGAACTGGTATTAGCACATTGTGCCAAAATTACAACGCCAGCATAACCTACAGGTGCTGTGTAAATACCAACGTTTGATGTTGATACAACGTTAGTTACTGTTTTAAATACGTTTAACGGTAATGCCACTTTATTATCCTCCTAATGCTAAAATGAGTGGTGTTACATTATTAAGAACGCTCTTTTGATAAGCATTTCCCGTGATAGTGCCTTCTGATTGATTGATAGTAACACCATCTCCTATCCTAAAGTTTCCTGCTTGATCAGTGCTTGTGTAAACAACTGATCCACCAGCACGCATATCAACTTCATTCTCAGTAATAGTCACCCCACCTGTTTGAGGAAGTGCTGTAGAAATATCAGTTCCAGAACCAATATATTCAAATGCATGTGATGATGCAAGAATTCTACTCTGTCGGAATATTGGAACAGATACTCCTACTCCAACAGCGAATGGAAGCTGTTCTTTTAGTGTTATTGTGGATATTCCTGCGTTAGGAAGAGTTGCTGATTTAATTTCATAATATTTTGCAACCATTTCAATAGTAACAGCTGCTGTAGTTCCTGAATCAGGTGCAGAAACTGAGACTGATGGAGAAGTTGAAGTATATCCTCTTCCATTTGAAATTATGTCCACAGTTGTAAGTCTTCCACCAGTTATTTCTCCTCTTACTGAGGCATCAACTCCCCAAGATTCATCTGCTGAAGCAATAGTAATCGTAGGTGGTTCAGTATAACCAGAACCTTGATTTGTTATTGTTACTGATTTTAGTTCATAATATAATTCATCAAAATAAACTGCTTGTCCATCATAGGGACGAGCAGTTCCAACTCCAGCAATCTCAAAACTAGTAGATCCTGCAGTTGCAGACGCAGTAGTAATTCCAGCAGTGTAATTTGTACTTACGCCATCAGAAACTAAACCAAAATTACCAAATGATGAGTTTGAATTTGTGATATCACACTGTCCACCAGTTCCACAAAATACTCCAACATCAGTACAAATCGTAAATAGTGAAACTATTTGAGCGTATCCATCATTCGTTATTGATACTCCTATACCACCCTGATTGTATTGAGTAAAGGAATCCGTCACCATACTATTGAAGTCGCCATCAACAGCGTCCCCATCAATTTTCATTCCAATACTATTTGAAATGAAATTGGTGCAATTTCTAATATATGGAGATGTAGTTGAAGTTCTTACCGTATCAGGATCAAAAGCAAAACATGCTTTTCCTGCATTTAATGTTCCATTAAATGATAAGTCGGAAATGTAATCCGCTGGAGCAACATGAAACAAATCCTTGGTTGCATCACTTGGCCTTACAGTTACCTCTCTCAAACTATCACCTACAATACTTATTTGAGGTGGTAACTTAATAGGATTTGTCTCTGTATAATCTCCAGCAGCAACTTTAATTACAGTTCCTGTTGTTGATATTGCGACTGCACCAGCAATTGATGCCTTTGCGTCACCTAATTTTCTTCCAGAATTATTATCATTACCATCTGCCGTTACATACAAGATGTTCGTAACGGTTACCCCAGTTCCAATGGGGACAATATCCGTGCCTAAACCTGCCCTTTCTCTCCGGACAAACAGTTCGGCGTCGTAAGTATTAAGTCCAAGTTCCCCCAACGGGAGTTGTTCAACCGTTGGTTTTTTTCCAGGAACAGCTGAACGTTTTATCCTAATCCTAGGATCAGCCATTCATCCCTCGCATATGGTATGTACCTAAAAATCCTGTTATATAACAGGCATTAAGTATATTTATGCGTAATCTTTGTTCTCTAGTTTACTTTTTATTTCCTCTTCAAGTTGTTGAATACGCGATTTTGCATCTCTCAATTGCGTATTCAACACTTCAACTTTCGTTTCAGCAACAACTAATTGTGCAAATAAATCCATAGATTTTCTTTGATAAGTTGCAATTAGACTTTTGTAATCTTCTTCATTCATTAAAAGGAGCCACCGTCAATAGTAATATTTTCAAGGAATCTTTCAGATCCAGTACAAGAAATCACTTGAGATTGTCCGGCACAATCATTAACCCAAAGTTGTCCAATTTCTAAAGGAGCATATGTAGTTGCAGTAATTACACTGCTTGTTTCACTTACATCAGAACCAAGAGTAATTCTAGATGTAGAATCGTCCCAGTAAATTGCTGCTTTCTTAGCAGAACCTGTATAATAATTTAAAATAAGTCCAAGATCAATATTAAGATCTGATCCAGGAGCAGAACCGTCTACAAGTCCTAATTCAACTAAAGAATCCTCAACAGTTAAGGTATTAGTATTTACCTGAGTTTGAGAACCTGAAATAAACAGGTTTCCATTAACTGTTAAATTACTAGAAATACCGACATTTCCAGTTTCATCAGCAACTGTAATTGCAGATGTACCATCAGTTGCACTGATAATACCAGTTTTTACTGCAGCAGCAACTACATCATTAGAGAATAAACCATCTCTCCATCTCTGCGTGGAAATGCCGAGATTAAATGCATTATGAGAATTTGGAACAAGATTGGAAGTGAACTCGCCACCAACATTAATATTATCTGTGGTTCCATCACCAAGATTAACAGTTCCTCCTTTGAAGGTGACTACTCCGACAAATTCAGAGTATCCGCCAACATGAAGATTTTGCTTAACTGTAAGATTTTTAGCGATACCTACACCACCATCAACCTGAAGGGCACCAGTATCTTCATCACCTAATGTATTATCAGTGGTATCTGTGAATGTTGATATACCTGCAAAATTACTGCCACCACCGCTAGCACCACTTACACCAAACTGTCCGATATATCTCGCACCAGTTAGGTAAACACTTTTACCACTAAAGTTTACTCCGTTAGGTAAATTTGATCCAATAAAGTGAAGGATACCTGCTGAATAATCAAAATACCATTCATCATCATTTCCAGAACCAGTTTCAAATACTTGAGTACCACTTGCAACAGCAGTGCTAGCATTACTTGCAGTATGAATATAAACTTTTACTTGATATGTTGAACCAAGTTCTGGCGGAATCCAGTCAGTTAAATTTGTTTTCCAAGTTCTATTGGTGGTTGATGATCCATCAGCAGTTAACTCAACTGGAGCTCCTGCAGTGGTAACACCAACATATTCATTGGAAACTGCAGGAATAGTCGCATTAATTGAAGAAGATTCTCTCCAAATCTTATCACCCCTAATAAGAAGAGGACTTGGATTTGCTTCGTTAGGGCCTTTTTTATTTGCGTTTGTGTCTGTTTTTGCTTTAGCAAACGCGATTTTCTTCCAGAGAAAATCAACTTTTTGGGTATCTGAAATTGCCATTTGTTTATCCTCCCCTTAAGATACGCTGAGTGCAGTTACAGACTCGCCAGACGCAAGTCCGATTCTTACGAGGACGACATTACCATCGGCGTCAGTCATGTTCTGATCACCTAAAGTTAGCGTGTAACTACTACTCAAAGCAGTTCCAGTTTGTATTCGATCTCCAGATGTGAATGCACA